GTGTTCAGAGGAAAGGCGCTGGCGTCGGCGTCCGGAGCCGTGCCCACAATGCCGATGACGGAGCTTTTCACGGTACGAATGGGACGCGGACCACCATCAATCTCGACGACTTCCACGCCATGCAGAAACTGTTCAGGCATTAACTTAGACCTCACTGGTTGCAGGTTCAGATTCAGACTCACAAGACACACCACCATCCTCAACGCCAGACACCACAGAATCCGACGGAGCTTCGGGCCACTCGATAGAATTGGGGAAGCCGGGTTGATCAGGCACAACCTCCAGCGCATCGGCGTAGGCGTCCCATTCGGCAAGCCGCGCATCAATCCCAGCGACGTCATCCGACGCGGACGAGAGCACACGACGCTTGCGCAGGAGCTGCATCACGGCCGGGTCGTATTCCTTGCGCATAAGGCGGTCCCGCTCGGCGCGGGCCTGTGTGGCGAGTTCGGCCTCGGTAGGCTCTGGCGGCGGGGGTGGGGTAAATATACCATCAACATACGTCCACCCCGGAGCAGGGTGAATATCATTCGGGACAGGTATAGCTTCTTCTGACCTATAACTTTGTACCGCCAAGACTAAACCGTGAGATACGATTGCAAACATCAGCGCACCCCTATAATCATATATTTTACATCCTGAACGACATAACCATTCGTATCTACAGTTGGCGTTCGTGTTGTGCCTGTAACTGATTTGTGGTCGTTGCTCCCCGTTTCGTACCCAAGCACCCACCAAACAAAATGACACATGTCCTCTGGGAAACCAGATGGCAGTGGAATGGGCGTATTTAATGTTCCTACCCCCGTCCCAACCACGACATCGCGAATTTTTACATCTCCAACAGTCCCATTAATCGCCGCCACTTGGTCAGCCAGCGCTATCAGATCCACCTGTGCGGCGTTCACCGTGATGTCGGCGACCTTGATGCAGGGCAAGGCGTAGAGGGTCTTGGGGCGGTTCTCGTCTGCAGTGGGGACGACGCGGGATGCGTCCAAACCAATCCCTTTTGAGACTGATGTATTACTTGAAGCATACCCACCATCAGCCCCTGCATTATAAAAAACACCACCTAGCCAAGGATTTGGGTCCTGAAATCTGCTCGGCAGACTGCCCGTAATATTCCGAATCGCATCACCAGCCCAATCCCCAACATCTTTTCCAGCCTCTCCGGGCCTCGCTGCGCCAACATAATGCCGCACGCATGGCAAGAGGATATGGTCCGTCGTCACGCAGTACCGCCCACACGAACCCTCCTGCGCCGCCGCTTCCGCGTCCCACGCGGCCTCGTCGGTCAGGTAGTTCCCGGCGGCAAGGACGGCCTCGTCCAACTGCGGGTACAGGCCGCGTTGGAACTTCTGTTTGACGTTGGCGGGGACCGTTCCGGGCAGGGGGACGCCAAGTGAGGACCAGCACAGCTGCCCCACGGGGACACCTGCGACATTCCCCCACGAGACAGACCCATCATCCTGACGCATCAAGACCTGACCTGCTTCGCCACCATCAGGCAGCGTCTGATGGGGATCACCCATATTGCCGATATGTGAGGCAACGCCACTCAAATCGACCTGCGCTGCATTAATGGCAACATCGGACACCTTAATGCAGGGAAGGAGATAAGATGTTTTGGGACGGTTTTCATGATCAACAGCAGCACCATTGGCACATTGAATAGCTTTTCCTGCCATTTTCACATTGCAATCAGACCTAAACTTGTCCGTAGAACCATAGGCGAGATAATTCCCCACTGGACTATTCAGATTTGCACGATGGCTACTCGCATAGAGATCATGATTATGATCTAGAATCGCATCACCAACCCACTCACCAACACCCTTGCCTTCAACGCCATCCTGCGCCGACGCAAAGTAGTGGCGATAGCAGGGAAGGATGAGGTGCGATTTGGTCAGGCAGTACTTGCCGCACGTGCCTTCCTGCGCTTCCGCCTCGGCGTCCCAGTCTGCTTCCGAGGTGAGGAAGGCTCCGCTTTCGCGCACCCACTTCTCAAGCTGCGGGTAGGTGCCCAGCAGAAACTTCTGCTTCACGTTGACGGGGACCGTACCGGGCAGCGGTTTGTCCGTTGTGGAGAAACACAACTGCCCCACAGGCACCCCGGCTACAGAGTCCCAAGACAGCGCCCCATCCGCCCCGCGCATCAGCACCTGCCCCGGCTCGCCGCCTTCGGGGATGGTGTGGTGGGGGTCGTCGGTGCGGGTGGTGTGGGTCTCCAGCAGGGCGCGGACTTCCACGACCTGCGCGTTCACATAACTGCGGCTTGCCAGCACCACCGTCGGGTCCACCTTCAGTTCCACGGCGGCGGTGTTGCTCACCTCCAGCACGAGGCGCACGCGCAGTTCCGCGGCGGAGCCTTCGGCAATCTGCGGTTTATACGTTTCGGGCAGGTTGCCCACGGCGAACAGGTCGCCATCGGCATCAAAAACGCCTGCCTCGCGGATGGTCCAGCCGCCCTGCTCGGACGGGATGACCAGTTCGGCCACGATGTACGCCGGATTGTCCGGGTCCATTTCCAGCGTGTTCAGCTGGGCGCGGTACGTCTCGCGGACCAGCGCATCCTGCGCCGCGTCCGGTGTCACCTGCTGCCCCGCACCATCGCCAACGGCGCAGTGCGTCAGGGAGACGGTGCGGCCAAGCGCCACGGCATTCGCCAGTTTCGCCCGGCCCGTCTCGGTGAGGATGACAAAGAAGTCCTTGGCCATTTCTTCCTCGCTAGGGTTGTATTGTTATTGCCAAAAAGGTTTGCAGCCCCGCTGCGGCATGGACCGCAGCCTCCTGCGTCACGTCCTCCGGACGCCACGCATAGACCTGCAACGTTCCGCCGGTTTGCAGCGCGCCGCCAGCGTGGACGCTCCCGCGCGCCGCGCTCACGACATCAAATCCCCGAAGGTGCGAACGCGTGTTCTTCGCCGCCTCCACCACTCGCGTCAGCATGCCGTAGAGGTCGGCGTCCACGCCCCGGTCATCCACCTCCACCTCAATGGCGAATGTGTACGGCTCGCCCTGTGGAGTTTCCTCCCACCATTCGCGGATGCGCACCCGGTAGCCGAGGGCACGCACCGCCCGGTCCACAGCGCCGCGCGTGCCCTTATGTCGGTGCACCCACACTGCGGCGCGGATGGCCTCGCGCTTTTGCGCCTCGGTCCAGCTTTCGTCCCACGCATCCACGGACAACGCCCACGCAAGCCAAGCAAGCAGCGGCTCCGGGCACTCATCAGGACGCCACACCGAACGCAGCGGAACGCCCACGTCAGACAGCCGCGCCACAGCTTCGGACAGAGCCCGTTCCGTCGCCGTCGCGCTTGGCGGCAGCAGATGCCTAGACACGCTCCACCTCCAACGCCACGCCCGTGCAATACGCGGCCTGATGCGCCGCGCAGGTGACATTGGCGGCAGGCTCATCCAGCGTCGCACGTGCGACGCCCTCCACCTGCAACGCCGCATAGACCTTAGACAGCGGCATCCCCGCGCCAAGCACGTGCCCCGCCTCGGCCACGGCCTGCATGGCCGCAAGGGCGGCGTCGCGCACAGCCTCAGCACTGGGACCGGGCTGAATGGCAAGGGTTGCACGCACGGCGTAAGGCACCACCTCCGCCGCCTGCACGGTGACATGGTCCGTCAACGGACGCGTTTCCGCCGCCCCAAGCACGTTCTCCACCGCAGACACCACGGCAGGGTCCGGCGTTCCATCGCCCTCACGGCCCAGCACGTGGAGCACCACCTCACCGGGCGCGGGGCTGCTCACCGCCGCGTCACGCACATCCGGCACCGTCAGGGCATGGAACACATACGCCCGGTCCGGCCCCGCTACGCTAAAGCCCTCCGGCGCAAGCTGGATACGGCGGCGAAACTCATCATCGCCCTCCCACGTCGGCGGCACGGGCGGATAGGCGTCCGGGTCGCCGGGGTCCACCATCTTGCGCTGAAGCGGCACCAACGCGGCAAGCTGGTCAAGGTCACGTCCAACGGCGTAGGCCAACATCACACTGCGGGCCGCATCATTCACGCGCTGGCGAAGCAAGGTTTCGCGGTAGGCCGCAACTTCCAAAATTTTGTAGGCCGGGTCGGACTCCACAAGGGCAGTATGCTCCGGGTGCCGCGCATTAAATGCCGCCAGCATCTCCGCGAGTACGTCCTCTGCGCTGAGGTCCCGCACCACCTGCGGCGCGGCAAGGCGCGACAGGTCAATGTCCGAAAAACCGCTCATATGATGATTCCCTCCATGGTCACGGGTTTACCGTCCGGCAGATAGGTGCCCTGCACATCAATCGCCACGTGCCCCGCCCCGGCGTCACGCGCGCTCACGCGCTCCACCCGCAGCCGAGGCTCCCAGCGGGCCAGGGCCTCCGCCGTGGCGGCGTACAGCTCCACCAGCGTTTCGCCAGTCAGCGGCGCGTCCACCAACCGGGGCAGGCGGGAGCCGTACTCCCGGCGCATCACGCGCGAGCCCACAGGCGTGGTCAGAATGTCGCGTACGGACTGCCGCAAATGCTCCAGACCGGACAACGTGCCGCCCGAATTCGCATCAACACCGCGCATCACTTCGGTCCTCCAGTTTCGCCGCCGTGCGGACATGGATGAACGTGCCCATTCAGCGACACCGCCGCACGCACATCCGCGTCCGTGCTAATGTCGCCATCGGCATGCAGGTCGCCCTTCAAGGTGGCGTTGCCACCGCCCGAGCCGCCGCCCTGCGTCATGGGACCGTTCAGAAAAATATTGCCGCTCAGGGTAATCTGCGGCGCGGTGACCTTCACGGCGCTTCCGGCCGAGACATTGACCTCGCCGCCTGCCTGCACCGTCACGTCCTGTGCCGCTTCGCCCACGATGTCGCCGGGAACAACCGCGCGCAGGCAGTGGGCACTGCGGTCGTACTCCACCACGGCGCCATCACCGTAGACATGGCGGTCAACATCCGGTGACGCCGCAGGCGCGGGATGTGCGGACTGGAAAATGCTCCCCAGCACCACCCCTTGCGACGTATCCCCGGACGGCGCGAGCACCATCACCTGCTCCCCAACCTCAGGCGCCCACCACGTCCGGTCGCCTCCGGCGCGGAGCGTAAGCCACGGCAACCAGTCCGACACGGCTCCGCCAAGGCCGACGCGCACCCGCGCCGCGCCATAATCCGCCTCGGCCACGGTGCCGACCTGCAAAAGGCTCGCAAGCCGCCGCTCCATATCAGAGACGCGAAAGTCCATCGGTCACCTCTGTGTAGCTCTCTTTGTGTTCCAGCCCGATGCGGGGCGTATGCGAGAGAAAAACGCTCTGGACAGGCACGCCCTCGCCGCTCCACACACTCTCGCCAAGGGGCACGTCCTGCTCGAATTCCACGCGCCAACAGGCGACATCCGTTCCAACGGGAGCAGGCACATCCGCCTCAACCTTCACAAACCGCGCAGGCATGGCCTGCACGCCAAAACGGTTGCCGTGGATCAGAGCGGCCACCGCCGCGCTCATCTGCCGCAGTTCGCGCCGCGACTGCGCCGCGTCCAAGGCAGTGTCCTTCGCCACAATAAGGAACACGTCCCAGCGGCACTGCACCCACACGCGCTCCGTCCCGTCCTCGGGGTCTCCGGCGTATTCCATGTCCGTCAGCCGGACCACGGCAAGAGGCGCTTCCATATCGCCGTTTGCGCCGTACTCCACCACCGCCCGCAGCCCCGGCAGGCCGTCCGCAAGCGCCGCGCAAATCCCTTCGCATGCTGCTTGAACCATTCTTCCCCTCCTCTCAGCCGCCCGGATGCTTCCACGCGGTTTCGCTCAACTTTACCGGGGACGTTCCGAGCTACGCGCCGTCGCACGCCGCGCAGCGCAACCGGTGCTCCGCCCCCCTCGTTCGGCGCGCACAATAAAAAAGCGCCGCC